TCACTAACAGTAACAAAATATGCATAAGTTCCCTCAGGAAAATCTGGGGTTACACAATATCTACCATTATTTTGATCTAAAGATCCATGACCATCATTATAAGTGTAATCATCAATAAAAGTACCAAGAGAATAAGTGACTGTAGAAGGACCAGATGCTCTACTCATATTAATAGAATATCCAGATGTCATTCTACTAATAGTACTACTAGGATCTAGTGGGTTTGTATAACCATAAGCACCATATATGGGGTTACCATCATATGCAAATCCTAAAATAGGTGAGTGAGTTGCTCCAGTGTCATTTGCTCTTAATGTAGTAGGGGATGCACAATAAGAATAACCTTCTCCTTTACTAGGATCAAAGTTATTAAGAATACATCCATTTTCAGAATCTAATGTAGTATTTTTAAATCTATCTTTTATCCATTCTTTAATTGAAACTATTGCTGTAGCATCTTTTCCAACAGGAATAATATCAACTATTACATTATCTTGTGTATACAGACTACCACCATTTATTTGTGTAAAACCAGTAACCTCTCCAGTAACTGATATTTGTGCTGTAAAATCTGCAAACCTACCTTTACCTGCTTTATCTGTAATCCTAACTTCTGGTGGTGAAGAATAATATTCTCCTGGATTATCAACAGTAATACTACTAACTACACCATTTGTAATGACAGCAGTAGCAATAGCATTTCTACCAGATATGATGTCTATTGTTGGTACTTCACCATAATTACCAGGAACATCAATTATTACAGACTCAACAACCTGTCCAGCAAGTTTTGTTTGTGCAAGATTTGGTATATTATTAATTAAAACATATGGATTAGATTGATATCCAACACCTCTATTGGTAACAGTTATTTTTTCAATAGGTCCACCAAGAACAGCATCCTCATCCTTATATCCTACAAATGGAATACCATTAATAGCAATACCAACATCCCTATACTTAGTCTCATATATCTCAGTAGTTGAGATAGGATGTTTTCTAATTATCTTTAAATTCTTCTGATCTTGTGGATCGGATGGTGTAAGACCAATAGCATGTGATGGCCATCCAGATGATGTTATATAATACCCTTCTCCATCTTCATATATTGCTGCAACATTAGTATTAAGATCAGATATAGCAGCAATCTGTGGAGCAGAACCTGGAGAAATCCATCTAAGATTATTCTGTAAATCAAATATTCTTATATCATCTGTTACAAATCCTGATTGAGATACTTGTACAGTATCTCCAGTATTTGAGTAAGGAACTGCAATCTCATTATTAGCATTATATAAGACACCATAGATTAGTAATGATACACCTTCTCCTGATACATTAGCACCATATGTAACTGGTGTTCCTATTGGATAAGTTCCAGTACCTGTTCTACTTTTAATAACAAATTGATTTATATTTTTATTATCATACTTTATTGTTTCACCAACAACATTAAATTCACCTGTCTTTCCCCACCCCATAGTTGAGAAGACATTAACTCTAGTACTAGTATTATCTAATTGTTTTGTTAATCTCGTTTTAGAAGCTACAGAAAATTCTCCATTTACAGAAGATTCTGATAAAATGATTTCGTAAAGATCTTCACCATCATAACTGCCAATAAAATTGACATTATCAACAATGGCAGATGCATAGACATCACCCTTTTGTTCTATCTTTTTACCAATTAAATTATCTATTGTACCAGATAAAACTTTTACCTTTAATGCATAATTATTAATCCATTCAGAATCAGATGATTTAAGAGTGTGATCTCTAGGATATGATATATCTGGATTTGGATCATTTTCAACTAAACACTTAAAGAGAAATTTAATTGAATTCTCAGTTCCTTTTGATTGATAGAATGAAGTTATATTTTTTATTAATGTTCTCTTATCAACTTCACCTTTTAAGTATGCTTCTGGGAAGTCATTAAGATATTGCTTCTCAAAGCTCTTTACAAGAGCATATAAGAATAGATTACTAATATTTTGTACAGTACTTCCATCTAAATGATTTGAAGACTGTGTTGTTACGAAATTACTAGTAGTATATAAATCCCCTAAAGTCGTATTACCACTTACACCACGACTGACTCCTACAAATTCTGTATCTGTTCTACTAGTATAAAAGCATATCTCATCATCTATTTGAATATATCCACCTTGCTTCGGAAATGATCTTGCATCATCAACAACAATTATATTAGCATTAACATCAATAGCACCAATTAATTTAGCAGACTGTTTAAGAATATTCTTCTCATAAAAATCAATATCACGATACGTCTGAATATTATGAATGATATCCAGAGGTTGTCCCTGTAATTCCAACTGTTCATAATACTTTTCTATGAACCTAGTAAAAAGTTCATATTCTTCGTTTATGAAGTTGGGTAATTGAGCCTCAATTAAATATGAGATCTTATTCGCAGTCTTTATCACTCTTTATATGCAATAAATTTACTCTTTGACACATCTACGTCTAAATATGCCTCACGTTTTACTTCAATATCTTTATTAGCAGGTTTGACACGCAATTCAATACGATTATCAGAATAACTACCTTTTAAAATAGTAAAGTCATATAACTGAACTTCACCTTTTTCATAATCAACATCACCTACAGAATCATTAAGTAGGATTTTCTCACCTGTCAATGAATCTAGTCTATATAGGACTATTTTCCCATTTCTATCTTCCAAGTACGTAGTATAATTAGGATATTCAAAGACTGTCATGCCAGTAGACCAAACTACAGGATCATCACAATCTTTAAGGAATGGATTTTGGAAACATACTTCATAATATGAAGATGAATTTATCTGTGCAATAAAATCCTTTCTCATAGTAATATTGGTATCATTTGAATTAATAGCACGATCTGAACTATCAATGACAGCAATGAATTTACTATATCTAAACTTACCATTAAACTTCTCTGTATCTGATGATACGAGATATTCTTGAATACCTTTAGTTGCTATTGTTGATATCTCAGCAGGAAGTAATTTAGTTTTCTTTCCATCATAATGAATATTGCTATCTATCTCAATATGAAGAATAGATGGATCAACAAACTCTGCTTTTACAGAAGCAACAGTATATTGCTTAAGTTCTTTCTGTAATTCATTTTTAGTGAACGATGACAACGCAGCGGCCTCACTGGGTTTCACGGAAAGGAATACTTTACCATATGCAGGTGGTTCTTGTTCTTCACCACCAAATACAATGATGTCGCTAATTGTTGGATATAGGTTTCTAACTATAGCTTTATAATCATTAGCAGTTACTGCTCTATTCTGTGAACCATAGAACTTAGGAGCATTATATTTAATCTTTTCAATACTCTCAATTGCTGCACCACCAGTTGCACTCTGTACTGTAGTTAAAACTGAATTATTAAATGGTTGTTGAATTGTAACACCGTTATCATCATGTAATACACCATTGAAAGTAAAATTCTTTGCTCCATTAGTAGAATCACCATTAGTAATGATATAACTTATTTCAACAACTTCACCATCTTCAAGTTTTCTTCCTAAAACACCATCACCAAAGAAGATCTCATATTTTTCATCTTCCGATTCATTGATAAAATATACTTTATCATCAGTACCAACATCTAATATATTATTAGCTTCTGAGTAAATATCATATATTGTATTACTATTAGTTGAATATACTGCTACTCTAATCGTATTTGTATCAGCAGAGGAATTCTCAATAATAAATCTTTGATTACTAATAGTAGTATCAATAGCAGTTCTTGTTGTAACTAATGATCCTTCATATATTGGTAGATCTTCAAAAGAAGCAACATTATTATTAACTACTGTTTTATAATCATCCTTAAGAATAAACCGATATAAGGTATCATCAAAATTAGTTACAAATCCACTTCCTGCTTTAAATGTAACATTTTGTGGTGCAGTACCAGTAAAATTTAAATCTATGTTAACAATTGCTTTTGGTGCAGTAATAGACTTGGGACTGTATCCTAACTGCTTCGCTAGTGCCACCACATTGTCCCTGAGAGTAGAGGAATCAAGGAACAGTTCATTCACTACCATATTGGTATTGAACGCCGTGTAGTACGTATTATATGCCAATACATCAAGAAGGTTACTTAGCACAGAACCTTCAAAATCGTAATCTGTAAAGTCACTCTGTGCTCTCATATAGTCCTTGAGAGCTGTCTTTATATTAGCGAAGTCTAAATTGTTTAATTGGGTGTATGGCATTATCTCGTCCTTGCAAGGAAGAATTCTACAGCAGTAGGTGGATTGTCTGAACCTCTAATTGAATATGTCATTTCAACATCAAATCCATTATCATCAAAGTTTGGATAGCAATCTAAAGTTTCAATTGTAATTCTTGGTTCATATTCATTGATACAATATGTAATAGATTGCTCTAGTTCAGCACATGTACCATAATCTAATGGTTCAAACAGATAACTTCGTATATCAGATCCATACTCAGGATTCATCAATCTCTCACCCTTATTAGTAAGCAATAAATTCACAATTGCTTGCTTAATAGCAGAAGCATCCCTACTAACAACTAAGTCATTAGTAACAGGATGCTTCTTAAATGTAATATTAATGTCCTTGAAGGACAATTTAGTCGCCATTACCGACAGATATACTAAGTCAGTAGTTATTTAGCGAGTTTTATGTGACTTTGTAAAATGTATACTTTAAAAACAACTCTTCTCCTTTCTTAATAGGTCTAATTGTTGTCATATGATAGATCTTACCCCACCCTTGATCTTCATACCCTTTCACACAGTTAGGATCATCACTATGGTTTACGAACCCACCTAAAGGAGTTCTCATAATTTTATCATCCACTACCACGTGGGATATACCAAGATAAATGGTATCTGGTATATCCTCTGTAGCAAAGATGCCCTGTCCTGCAACAGAACTGTGCTTAACTTGTAAACAACTAGGTAGTGCTTGATACGTCATTCTTAGGGGGATGGAATCCATCTTTAGGTTTGTTCAAATCACGCTTGGCATATCTAGGGAGTATTAGATCAGAGTCACTCTCGGTCATCAGTTGTGCTTCCTTCAAAGCTGCTTCTGCTTTTTCCTTTTCTCTTAGTTTTTCCCCTTCATCCTTTTCTAAAGCAAATCGTACAGAAATATCTTTACTATTAGGATTAAATGGACCATCACCTGGTTCATATTCGTAAAATTCGTTATTCATTTCGGAGTCCTCGGCGTTCAGGGTCTTTATTTATTTACCTTGACCACGATATCTCTTCCTAGCAGCATTACGGGAAGTCGCACTCAATTTAGTATTCTTTGAATTACCTTGTCTAGTATTCTTAGGTTTTGCAGGAACATAGTTCCCATCATTGTACAGTGACATGAATATATTTTAAACTATTACTATTATACCACAGAACCGCCGATATGCACACTATGACTCCCAACCAAAACGAGAGCACCGTGATCGGTCACGGCCATATGTGTGGCAATCGGTTGACCATTGACTAAGATATTCGGAATACATCCACCAACTAACTTATCTTCATGCAAGGTCTGCACAAATATGGGCATGAAGTAGTGTGCCACAAATTCATCACCAAACCTGTGTGTGAACCTGC